CGTCAGAGAGATATCCGCACTCAGGGCCTTTTTATTGACCGTGCGGGTTTTGGGGACGCCGCCCAGGGTCGCGAGCGCGGTCGCAGGGTTGGCAATATCGGTAAGGTTTTTATCTTTTCGAACAAAGCTGTTATTGCCGGTTTGGTCGCTCAGTGAACCTTTTGGGCGCAGGTCGGTAATGACGCCGTTCGCGTCGATACTCGCCAGGGCAAAGACATAGTGCGCAATGCCGTTGGTGGTGTAGTCGGCAAGCGTGGCCGCGACGGTGAATTTAATGTCCGTTTTAAACGCGCTGGTCAGCGTGCCCTGGTAGCTGACGTCTACCCAGACGTTGGTCGGCTTTGCCGACACGGCAATGTTTTGATTTGCCGCCAGCGACGCACGAAGCCCGCCCACATAGCCTAAACCCTTGGTCACAAAATACTGGGTACCGGTTTTTGCCACTAAAAAGCCGTTATCGAAAAACGCACCGGCGCCGTAAATATCCAGCGCGTTCAGGCGATCGGCTTCATCCATCCCGGCCAGACGGGCGGTAAAATCAATCTGCCACGTCTCTGCCGGGGTGGTGATGCTCGTCGCTGTCTGTGCGCCGCTGTATTCCATCAGCATTGAGCGCACCAGGACGTTGCCCTGTTGACCGCTGGCATTTTTGACTTTGCGCTGCGTCGGGGCGTGAATAATCATGGCGAGCGTGCCGCTGGCCTTATTAACCAGCCCAAACCAGTTGAAATCGAAATCCCCCACGTCGGCGCCCAGGGTGACCGAATACACCACGGCATTCGTATTGACTACGCCGGTTTTGCCCACGGTCTGACGATAAACAATCTTATCGGCGGCGGGGATGCCTTCGGTGTTGCTGATAGGTTTTGTAACGTCCAGACCAGGCACGTTCGCAAAAATAAATTCGTCGAGCGTGACGGCTTTGTTATCGACCGCTTGCTGCGCTTTCCACTGGGTAAACGCTTTGGTAATGACCGCTTGTGACATGTTGTTCCCCTACAAACTCGCGCTATACGTTGCGCTTAATTCGGTGTTGATGTCGCCCAGGCTGGCCGGGTAACAAATATATTCACCCTGATACCAACCGATGTTGATATGCAGGGGCAGCGAGGTGATCACCTCAAACTGATAGCGTCGGCAGGTGCGGCCATATTTGCGGATAATCTCTAAAAGGAGATCGCTGTTATCCGCAACCTGGCTATCAGTCACCCGCACGACGATGACGTCCCAGTCCAGCCCGTCCTGACGCTCCAGCAATTCGACATAGCCAATGCCCAGACGGCTGAATATGGCGATAAACCCGGCAATCTCCCCGGCGTCTTGAGCATTGATAAAGGCGTAATTCACACGCTTGCGGTAGAGGCTCAACGGCTCCCCGTTAAACCGGGTGATGTCGCGTTCCCAGGCAAGCAGGTTTAACAGCGGTTCGGCACAGGTGAGCGGATCAAACTGTTTGAGCGGCCAGGTTACCCACTCGTAAACCTGTGACCAAAAGCGGACGCTTGCACGGAGTAATTTCGCGGGTTCGCCTGCATCCATCCATGACGGCAGTTTCAGGCTTTTAAGCTGGGTCAGGAAATCAGTCATTGCGGATCTCCACGGTCAGCCCGGCCAGACGCGGGACGGAAAGTTCGCTGATAATGTCGGCCAGTGAAAAACTCAGCGAGTCGATAACCGGAAACGTTTTATGTAATTCGCGGCCCAGATTGGAAAAAGAGAAGCGAGCGTAAGGCCAGGTCTTTTTGACCTCATAGTTGGCATTTTCCCGAAAGGCGCAGCGGATCAAGTTGGTCACGCCGGATTGCAGTTCGGCCAGTTCTTCCGAAGTCATGTTCTCTTTACTCAGCACATACACCGTCACGGCCAGCGTGTGCGAGGTGTCAGGCATAGCGAAACACTGCAAATCATCGCCGTGGCCGTGGTGGCCCTGGCTGTTGATGTAGTCATTCACCGCGTCGATAAAGGGCTGCGACGTCTCGCCGCTGTCGAGCAGCAAATAGGCGTTGGCGGTACCGGGGCCGCGCGGGGCATCGTGCAAAAAGAAAATGCGGTCAACGCTCAGGCCCACCACGCTGGCAATCATGCTGCGGTAAATGGCGTCAGTGTGGTAGTTGCCCACCAGGTTAAACTGGTTGCGGGTTCGGTCGCGCAGCTCGTCGTCGGTTTCTTCATCGGCGCCCGGCGTGGTCAGCCAGTCATCTTCATTGACCACGCTGGCAATACCGGCCACGGCGATCGGCAAAATGCGGTAATAGCCCGGTGCGAGGTTGTAACCCGTTCCGTTACCCGTGGCGGTGACGTCGATTAAGCCGCTTTCCACACCGGCTGGCAGGGTAACGTCGCGGTTCACACTCAACCCATACACCACGCCGTTGATGCGCTCCGTCTGGATAAGCGTTCCCGCGTTAATGGTCACGGCATTGGCGGCGGTGGTTTTGTAAAAACGGATGACGCCCGCCGCCGCGCTGGCCGGTTTGGCTTCGATGTTCACCGCCCAGGCGAGAAGGCGCAGCATCGGGCCGGTGGCCGTCGCGACAAACATATTGGTTAACACGACCTGGACTAACACGTCTTTCAGCCACAGCACCGGCGTGCTGACGATTTTTTGAATAAGCCGCCAGAACGGGGACATGCGCGACGTGTTGGTCACATAATTTTCATCTTTTACGATGGCTTTAAACGCCGTGTCGATTTCGGCTTCGGTGGTCGGCATCCCGCTGTCGCGCAATACCTGCTCAAAATCAACGGTCGGTTTCTCAGTCATAGTTCATTCCCTGGCTAACCTGGCCGAAATCGTAGGTTTCGGCAGTGATGTAAAGGCGCGACAAGCTTTCTTCGGTGCTCACAATCGTGCCGGGTATCAGGCGGGTGTCACTTTCTAGCAGTAAGGTCAGCTGCGTGAGTACGTCGCCGCGCATGGTCGGGCTGCGTTCGCCTATCAGTTTGGCGGTGATGCCGCTTTCTAAAATGCTGTGAATAATGTCCTGGCCGATGCTGACGCGGTTGTTGCACAGCTGCGGCTCGTTGCCGCTGTCGAGCGTGAAATCCCGACCAGTAATCAGCAAATCAATGTAAATTGGGGCGTCGCTCATCCTGCGTTCATCTCCTGCCATTCGGCCAGCTGGCCGGGGGTAATGCCGTTCGGCGCGTTGATGTAGGTATCACCCCACGTTTTGCGGCTGTCGACGACGGTTTTGCTGTCGGATTTAACCTGGCTCATCAGCCCTTCGCGCGGGACGACCGAACCGACTTTGTTCCCGGATAATAGGTTTTCACCCCCGGCCAGCTTGGGCGGCTTGGCTCTGTCAGCTGTGGCCGCCGCCATCGCAGGGGCGGGCAGTTCTGTGGGAAGCGGGGCCGACATCAGCGACGGCGCACGGACTGCCGGGACATTCACCTGCGGCAGCGTGGACACTGGCGGCGGCAAATGTACTGCGGCAGACGGGACGGCCACCGGCTGCGGCGGCAGGCTGATACCCGGTGAGGGGACGGCGACCGCTTGTGCGGGTACCTTCGCGTTCGTCGCCGGTGTCTCGACGGTTTTCAGGTCGATATTGACGCCGGGGATTTTGTTTAGCTTTTCGACTATCCAGTTATAAGTCGATGCAAAGGTATTTTTCAGCACGTCAAACAGCTTGTTGAAGACGCTGCCGATGGCCTCGGAAAACCCTTCGAACGCGGCGACCGGGGACAGGCCGGTAAAGAATTGCACTACGGCGTCCCAGCCCTGGGCGATGGCATCCCACACGACGGCAAAGACCTGGCCGACTTTTTCGGCTGTCTCCATCACCCAGGCAAATGCGGCGGTTTCCATCACGGCGGCTTTCAGCTCATCCCAGTGCGTGACCACGTACCAGATACCCACGGCCAGCGCGGCCAGTGCGGCAATGATTAAGGTGATCGGGCTGGTCAAAATCTGCATCGCCACCCCGGCGAACATCGTCGCGGCGCCGTAAATGCGCATAGCAATGGCCCCGGCTTTTAGGACGGCATTCCAGGCAAACAGGGCCACGCGGCAGACGCCCGTCCATACCGCCAGTAATTTGGACTGGATCCACAGACCGGCCAGACCGATGCGGGTAGTAATCAGGGAGGGGCGCAGTAAATTCAGCGTCCAGGTGAGCGCCTTCCAGGCGAGGCCCAGCACTTTGGCGATACCGGTCAGCCCCATCATGGTGAAGCCAAACACGCCCATCACGATGTTTGCAGCGGCGCCGACCAGGCCAAAGGACAACACGGCAAGCGTGATGTAACCCAGCCAGCGGGCGATGTTCGGGAACATATCCAGCCAGCGGGCAAACTTCGCGCCCACGTCGGCCACGCGGTTAATCAGCGGGGTGAGGATAGGGAGTAAGGTGTTACCAATGGCGACGCGGATCGCATAAAAAGACGCGGTGATCCGCTCCCAGGGTTTCGCCATTTTGGCGGCCATTTCTTCGGCCCGCTTCATGCCGTCATTGCGGCCCAGTGCGCTGATGCTCTTATTGAGAATGTTTTGCTGGCCGTACAGTTTTTTAATCACGTCGGCCCCGCCGCCGAACGCAGCGTCTAACGCCTGCTGTGCCTTGACGTTGCCTTCAATGCTCTGGCCGTATTTGTCTTGCAGCTTTTGCAGGATATCGCCCATTGGCAGCATCTTGCCGGTGGCGTCGACAAAGCTCATGCCCAGCTTTTCGGCAGCGGCGGGCGCACTGCGCAGGAACTGCTCGTAAATGCCGCTGGATTCGGTGCCCAGCGTGCGCGACAAGGTTCCCAGCACGGCGAACTGTTCGTCCATGCTGACGCCAAAGTCAGCCCCGGCGTTTTTGGTGCCTTCGATAAGCTCCTGCATGGTCTGCATTTTCACGCCAAAGTTTTGCACCATGTAGGCGGTTTTCCCCGCCAGTTCTTCGGCAAAACGCACGTGTCCCAGGCTGGACAGGTCGCTGTTAAAACGCGCGGCCATCGCGCTGATGTATTCCCCGGCTTCCTCGCCGCTGGCTTTAACCCCTGCGGCCAACGTGTTGGCGGCCAGCGTCACGCGCGGCAAGTCCTGGTCAGCAAGCCCGGCCATTGCGCCTTTGATCGCATAGCTTGAATTGACCACGTCGACCGCGCTTTTGCCGTAGCGAATACTGAATTTCAGCGCCGAGCTGGACAGCTTATCG